GCCACCGCCTGAATCTGCTCTTTACTCAACACCCTGATCCCCTTCCCAAATGTCAGAAAAAAACGCATCCCCATACACAACCCACGGATGCACCCCGAATTGCACACACCACTTGTCCACCGCATAGATGTTCAAGCCTTTGACCTTGCACCGCTTCACAACATGGCTGAACGCCCTGCGGTTGTCGTCGTCCACGAACCGCAGCAACGGTTCGATCGGTAGATACCGCATCGGCAGTTTGTGTTTGCGTCGTTTTTCACGCCACGCCGCGCCAGCCGCCGCGCATGGTACGCACCGACATTTGAACGTGGTGTACCCGGTGATCGTCCCGTGGTTCAGGACACGATTTGACAAATCTCTTGCCATACATCCCCCCTGTTTTCTTTCACCCATCGTGCAGCAGCCTGTTGGCGTTTGCGTGACAGTTTGTTCATCTTGTTTTTGTAGTTTGCGTTCACCTTCCCTGCGGCGTACATCTCACGCTGATACGCAGCCTGTGCCGCTCTGCATTCTTCGCAGCGGCATTTGTAGTGAACGTAAGTGGATCGTGACCCGTGTTTCATTCTTCGCCTTTCGCTTCCTTCAACGCTTCAATCACTTTTGACGCTTCGCGTGACCCCAGTTCGCTCACCGACCCGACAGCGTGACCGATAGTGGATTCAATGAACGTCTTTGCCGCGTCACCTTCCAACCCAACACCGCGCAGCAGGGCTTTGATAGCCCCCACCTGCTTCACGGATGCGCTGTTGCCGCTGATCGGGACAACTGGCGCGTCGTCTTGTCGGGCTTGCATCGCCGGGTGTGTCGGCGCAGCCTTCGACGGTGCGCGTTCATAACTTGTCGCGTCAGGGTCAACGTCATCCGTTGGCAGACACAAAGTTTGTAGCAGGCAGGTACGGAACGCCACCGACATTGCTTTAGCGGTCGCCTTGTCCCCGGAGTCAAACGATTCCGCTGGCACAATCGTTTCCAACGATGACCCATCGGGCGCGTGGAACGTGTAGCGCACCATCACCTTCACATGACCCATCACGGTTCCCTTGCTTCCCACCGTTACCGATCCGTACTGGTAGTCGATGACTTGTGGGGTGACAATCACCCCGGCTTTCCGCAACGCAGGACTGACCGCGTTCGTTACCGCATCGATGCCACGGAAACTGAAGTTCTGCTGGTTGTTGCGGTCGCCTTTACGCACCGCCCCCACTTCAGCCATCACTTGTGACAACAGTTTGACTATCTCGCTCATTCGTATTCCCCTTCTGCTAGTTCTTCCAATGTCATTTCAACCATGCCTGCGCCGAACGCCATGTTCAGGTAGGCGAGGTACAGCGTGTTGTGAATCTCCAACGCATCAGCAATCCGCGTCAACGGCAGATCACCTGACGGTTCATCACCAAACGTATTTGTGTTCATCGGTTGCCTTTCCCCAATCGCATCACCCGGAACGGTGCGCCTTCCTTGAGGAACTGCGCATACAGATCGGGGTGCGCTGACTGGAACGCTTTAGCGTCGAACGACTGCCGACCTTTCTGCTGCCGCCAAGTCAACATTGTGAACCCAGCCGCATCGGTGATTTCGTCAGCGTCACCCAACGCCCGTGCGATTGCGTCAACCAGTTCCGATTCCTGTTCCTTCAACTGCTTGATTTGGTTACGGGTCGTTTCCAAATCAAACACATCGTTTACGAGCGCATCGTCAGCGGTGATGCTGCGTGATTCCTTCACCGGGTACAGGGCTTGTATTTGATCGGCGGTCATCTGCCGATAGGCATAGTCGGGCATCGCACCTGTATCCAAGTCTGCGCCCACAATGTCAGCCACGTTCAGAATTGTGTCCATCAACCCTTCATCAAACGGCATTTCTACAAGGTTGATGTGTTGCCGTTTGTCAAACACAACAAACGTGACAGGCAGACCCATGATCCATTGTTGAACGTGGCCTTGCATCACCCACGAACGCGGCAGATCATCGGGTGTAGCGACCGTGTAGGCGGCTGTCACCTTCGCTTCGATGATGCGTGTCGGCGCGTCATAGTCATCAGGCTGATACGCCAACCCGTCAAGGGTCGCAGTAAACCTGCCCTTCCGATACATGAAGTTAGGTGTCGTCACTTCCAACCCCGTCAGCCTGCCTGCTTCCGCAAGTAGTGGTGCTTCAAAGATCAGTCCTTTGATCATCTGCGGTTCGGGTTCGCGTTCCACCGGGGGTTGCAGTTTGCTGATGCATAGATCGGCAAGCGTCGTGTATTCAGACACGCCCATTAGTGCGCCTGTTTCGGATGCACCGAACGTGACGTTGCCTGCGTCGTCGCGGTGTCGGACGGTCAGCCATTCAAGGCTGCCGTGGGTGGGTTTGGGTATCACTTGCATTCATTTCCCCTTCTATGGTCAGCCCCCGTGTGTGGGGGTATGGGGCAAGGTAATCGGGGGGTGTGGCACATTGCAAGGATTTGGGGAAACCGTTGCAAATAGGGGGTTTCAGGGGGGTACTTGTAATCCGTGTCAGAACGTGTAGTATTACCTACATGACCACAACACCCAAGACCATTATCCACAACTACCGTGGTTACGAAATCACCAAGCGCGACACGGGCGCACGACGCATGGGGCGCGAAATCACCTACACAATCACATTGGACGGTGCGCCCATCAATTCCTGCTACACGCTGACGAGCGCAAAGGCGCACATTGACAGCCTTCTTGATACGACCAATGAACAGCGCGAACACGCAGCACGCATCGCTGCAATGCTGCTGAGCAAGTGACCAATACAACAACGAAGGGAACAACTGACATGACCACAACAACATTGACAATCAGCAGTAATGCATTGTCCGATCACATGGACAGGCTTTACGACCTATTCGACATGACACAAACCGACAACGGCTGGAACGCAACACACGTTGACGGTCAAGCAGCAGGTGTCATCACGATCATCAAACGCGGTGACAAAACAACAAAGGTTGCAATGACGCGCAGCGCAATCAACGAGTTCATCAGCGACATGGACTATCAAGTTGAAGTGTCCGAAGATTGGGACACACGCGCATACCGTTCGCAATGCAAGCGTGCGCTGACAAGCATCCGCAAGCAACTAGCAGAAGGGAAGTGACATGAACATCACGCCGCGATGCGCAGACACGACAAGCGAACCGACATGGCGCAAAGGTCGCATCACCGGGTGGGACGTTGCCTGCCCACAATGCGGGATCATCGCAACAGGTCGAACACTCAACGACATCATTGATGTCGAGTACGAACACGCACTTGCAGGTCAAGCCCTCATCACGGAACCGCCGACGCGACACAAACTGAACATCAACTTCAGCCTGTAATCAACGCAACAAAGTGAAAGCCCCCGCCGACCACAGGCGGGGGCTTTCATGTGCAGCGACAGGAAGGGGGTAACCGTCGCGCACAAACCGTCAGTCACACTACATGGATAGGTTCCAACCCAATGATCCGTTCCACCATCTTCGACGGAATGAAAATCACATGATCCACCATCTCGTTCGGGTCAATGTTCTGTGCCACCGTCACATGACCCGGCTTGCCACCATCTGCTTCACTAATCAGCCAACCGCACGTTCGGATCACATGAGGTTCCATCTCGTTATCCGACAGGGTGTGCCAATAGCCTTCGCCTTGATGCGCGTCCAACCATTCAACAATGACGGGTTGCATCTTCACCAGCCTTCACGCTTTCGGTCCATGCAGAACACCGGGGCTTGCCACACAATTCCTTTGTCGGGTGCGATGACGCTGAACGCCTGCTGCGGTTCCTCATAACTGAACCCCATGACCACGCTGTATTCGTCTGCGCCTTTCAGCGACCCGTTCACGATCATTCCGGGTGTCTGAATCAGTTGATGCCAATGCCCCATCCACAACGTGTTGAACGAACCGCCTGTTGCCATGTACCGCTGCATTTTCTGCGCACGCAGGCGCATGATCGGGGGCCAAATGCCGCCGATGCCACCACCGCCCCGCGCCTGATCACCATGCGTCAAAAGGTGACCCCTGCCGTAGATGTGAAAGAGGCAGTCGGCGGATTCGGGGACTTGGAACGTGACCGCTTTGTTCCCTGCGAACTGGCGTTCCACCATCTTCGCCAACAACCAATCGAAGTTTGTTTTGGCTCGCATTTTCGCACGCGGCTTACGGGTCATCCTGCCGTGGTTACCCGGTACAGCAACAACGTGAACCTTCCGAAATTCGCGTTGCAACAAATCAACCGATGCACAGATTTGTTCCGACCAATACAGCAACGACCCAAGCATTGAATCTTCGTTTGTTTCGGCTAGTTCCTCATGTATGTCGCCGCTGAACGTGTCGCCGCCCAACATCAACACAACCCCGTCATACTTGATGCCAGCCAAATAATGCCGCGACAGTTTCACCACGTTCGTTCCCCACTTGTGCAGGCGCATAGTGGCAATCTCACGGTTGTAGGCGTTCAGCCCGTGGATCTCGTCGGGGTTTACCACTTCGTCAAAGTGTGTATCGGATAGCAGCAGGGCAAGGGTCGCGTTGCTGTCTTTCGGTTTCGCCGGGGACAACCATTGCGGCGGCTCTAACGCTGCTGACTGTGTGGATTCAATGAACCGCAACGCTTTCTGCGCCGCGTCCAATTCTTTTGTGACGTTCTCCAACTGGTGTTGCAGGTCGTCGCGTTGCCGTTTGTATCTCAACGCTTTGTTTGCGTCGAAGTTCGCAAGGTTCAGATCATCCGCTAGTGACACAGCAGCATTCCCCCCGTCTGTGGACAGCAAGTTGTGAAGTGGACACGCTATGACCGTGCGCGATCAGCACCCGCACGATTGCTTCCGTGTGCAGGTGCGGGTTCGCCAACGCCGCTTTCAGGTCTGCCGCATCTTCTTTCGGTAGTGCGTCAATCAACTTTTGTGTTTTGCATCGTTTCGCAGGCGTGGCTTGCGCCTGCGTAATTTCGTCTAATAGCCCCACTTCAACCCCTTCTCGCTATACGTCGCCGCGTGCGTGATCCCCGATGTGTGTGTCTATTTTGGTTTCGACCCGTTCAAGTGTACGCACAACGGTTGCGTGATCGGTGGCGTTCTCTTTTCTGAACTGTTGCAGGATGGCGACTAGCACACCGAACCCGCCTGTAATCAATGCGACTATTACGGCTTCAGTCATCGAAATCACGCAACGCATTCAACAAACCATTGATCGCCCAAATAGCCAGCCCGACAATCACAATGAACGCAGCAAACCCGATCATGGCTTGTTCGGCGCAGGTGCGGTCGCGCTCACCGACTTCCACGCCTTCACAAAAGCGTTCGCATCATCAGCCATCGCCGGGGCCAACTCCAAATGCAGCCACTTCCCGTTTGGTGTGCCACCGTTATCTGACTCAGACCACGACTTCACCCCGGGTTTGCCACCCAGTTCTTTACGTTCGCAACGGAACCCGCGACCCCAACCGTTCGTCCACCAGTATTGATGCACTTCCTCAATGCCCAACGCGACATGGTTGGCAACCAGCCAGTCGAACACCGATGACACCCACGCCATGTCATCCTGCTTGTTCTTCGGTATCCCGGCATCGACCGCACGCCCGGTGGCGTGAACGGATAGGCGGGTGCTGCCACGCATCGGACGGTTCGCCCAAATCCCTAGATTTGTCATCCCCCACCGTGATTGCAGAATCTCAATCAGTTTCTGTGTGCCGGGGCGCGGTCCGTTCGACGGGTCGGTGTTCCCTGTGTATTTCACTTCTTCACCTTCCCACCGAACGCGTCGTTCAACTCGTCGCGGTCAATCTTTCCGTCGTTGGCATAAGCCTGCAACAGTTTGCCAACCACGTTGGATGCTGCGACCGCCCCTGCGATGAACGCCGACTTCCACAGTTCCACATTTACAATCGCGCCACCTGCGACAGCGGCAAGGCTGCTGTAACCGAATACAGCCAACACGCGTAGGGCAACCGTTTTCATTCGTCATCTCCGTTCGTCAATACGCCCATCATGTGAACAATGAACGCGCCGATAGTCAGCCACAACGCCCACGTTTGAACCTTGCCCGACAAGGTGAGCAGCGTGATGATCGATGCCAGCAACGTGAAAGCCAATGCTGTCAGTTCGCGCCACAGTTTCATCGTTCAGTTCTTTCGACGGGGCGCAGTTGACGCTAAAGATACCAAACCGCCCATGACTGCGATGAGGGTGCGACGTTCACCGACAGGGATGCGTGAACCTGCTGGCACATACTGATCCCATTCACCTGAATAGACGTTGACGGTTGCTTCAAAGGTTTGTTTCACGGTGTCGGGTGCGGTGTTCAGTTCGGCGGTCAGGGCTGCGCGTTCGGCGGGGGTGTCTGCCTGCGCTACTGCGTCGGCTACCGCGTCGGGGGTGGTCAAGATGTTGGGCAACATTTCGCCCGGGCTGGTGGTGGTTGTCGTTTCTAAAGTTTCGGGGGGTGCGGTCGTTAGGGGGGTTTCGCTGGTTGACGCAACTGGGGGCAACGTGGGGGTTGTGGTGGACGTTTGCGGTGGGGTTGTCGCCTGCGGTCGGGGCGGCATCGTGGTCAGGGTGGTGGTCACATCGACGGTGGTGGTGGTCAGTATCGTTTCCGATACGGGTTCCGTGGTTTCAGGAAGGGTGGTTGATGATGCGTCGCTGGTGGATGTGGATGGTTGCAGGGTTGTCTGCGGCAGGCTGGTGGTTGGCAGGTCGCTGGATGAAGGCACAGGATCGGATGTGGAAGGGACGACACTTTGAATAGTGGTTGTCGGTTCCTGTGTCGTCGTGGTTTGCGCCACCGTAGTTGTCGTCGTGGTCGATGTTTCCTGTATCGCAGTCGTTGAAACCTGCGTGGTATCAGGCATCACAGTCGTTGAAACCTGCAAACTGGTTGACGTTTCCCAGTTCGTAGGAATAGCCGAAGTACCCAGTTCGTAGCGTTGCCCCTGCCGTGTGGCGTTCGGGTCACCGCAACAGAACCCTGCACGAACCCTGTACGCCCCCGGCTGCACCGCTAGTTCAATGAATGACTGCAAGCCGAACCAGTCATCATTAGCGGCAAGTAACCGCCCTTCGCTGTTATACAGCCACAGCATCGGATCAGACCCGAACCCTTGCACCGCATAGGTGCGCACCGTCAGCACAGCAGGTTCCGTATAGGTGAACCACAAATCTTGCGGTTGACCGTCAATGATCGGGTTATTTGCTGATGCGCTACGTCCGAACAGTAACGCCAGCAGAATTGACGGGGCTGCGATCAGCCAGCGTCGGTTGATGGCGCACCCGCATCATCAGACGCAGGTGCTTCAGGTCCCACATAGCCGGGTGGGTTCGGGAAATCTGCTACCGCTGACGGTTCCCATGTTGCAGGGAAATCACGCAACGCTTGACGGTAAGCAGCCCACGCTGCTTTATCAACAGGTGCATCAACGGTTTGTGTCCAGTCTGACGTGGCAAGAAGCGCATCACGACGCAGGCGCATACGTTCAAGCCACCATTCGACGGGGACTTCTTCGGGGTCTAGTGGGCTTGCAAGATTCATTTAGGCCGCCTCATAAACAAAAGAAAGTCGAACTTGGTCGCTTGCACCAAGCGTTACAGCCGGATTTGAACCAAATGCGCCGCCTGTCGCGTTGGGGGTATACATAAGGCTGACCGATGTCGTGGCAGTCATGTAAGCGATTACGTTATAGACGGTCGTTGTTGAAGCATCGTATAACCAGCCATAACCAGCAATTTGCCCCGAGGCGTTCTGTGCCGTGACAGGCAACCCGACCAGAACGTTTTGCCCGGCAGTCCCTGCACCACTTACCGTTAAGTATGTTTGCGCGATAACCAATTTTTGGATTCTCATGTACCGGGAACTGGTATTTGTAAATGTCACCGTCGCGCTCTGTGTAAGTGTCGGTGTCCATGTTTCCCACGCTGCGCCGATCTGGTTCAATGTCGATGCAGGCAACACCGTGTTATCTGTCAGTCCAGCAGTCCATTGTGTAGCCATCTACATCCTCAATTCAGCAACAAATCATCAGACCCAAGAAGGGACACCCCAAGAATAAACCAGTTCGTGTAACGCGCCGATCCATTCACCACAGTCTGCCACTCACCCGGCGTAATCCTGTGTTCAATCGACTGCACCAACAAATCCTTCACAATCGCAGAACCCGTCGCAGGGGTACGTTTGAACGTCACCCGATCCAACAGTTCCAAACCCAACAGGCGAGGCCAGTTATAGGTTGGGTCTTGCTGACCTTTCGACATAAACGGTTCCAACGTCATCTTCGGATTCTTGAAAATCGTCAACACACGGCTAGCCAACGTAGACGCATCCGACTGTGTAGCCAACCGGGTTTCAATGTTTTCCGACGCGTCACCATACGAGGCAACCGAAGTCGCATCCGACACACGCACCTGCACATCCCTAGACGCAGACGCAACCACCGTGTTCCGCACCTGATCCGCATTCAAATCGATACGCACCGCCGACGCATCGTATTCAACACCAACCCCCGTGTCGGTGAACGTCACCTGCGACGTATTAGACCGCGTGTTACTGAAGTATGCGTCACCGCTATAGAACCGCAACACACCCTGATTCGTGACAAACAGTTCACCGTCATCGCCAGCGGTCAACCTGTGAAACTCTGGAACCATCGCCTGCGCACCAATTTGGTATTCACCAACATTGGAATCAAAATCGGAATCCAACGTGTAAAACCCTGAAGGCAAACTGGTTTGGTTCAAATAGAACTGTGCGCGATCCTTCGCAGGCTGGTTATAGAA